CTTGTAAAAGATTAAGCCAAAGCCTTAGCAATAGCACTATGATAATGCCTAGCTTCAGAGCCGCGACCCAAAGAGCTAAGACCGTCTTCGTAGTCTTTGCTGTTTCGGTTTAGCATCCAAGCCATGTGCTTAAGGATTTGTAGGTTATAAACACCGTCAAGGTATTCTAACCTTTCGCCCGTTTCGTGACTAAAAATCATCCCCTTAGGGTTATCCTTAGAAGAATGATGACGAGTAACGAACTCATCAACGTATCCTTCTGGAAGACCAAGATCATTAACATAATAATCTTTGTCCCCGATAGCGTGACCGCTATCAGATAACTCTTTGAAATTCTTTTTAAGGGCTTTGAATACAAGTTCTTTGTATTTCATATTGAACTCCTTATAGAGTTTAAGGGGCCAGCTTATCTGGCCCCTCTTGATAGAATTACGACTCAATCGTGATCGTAGCGTTGTTAATCGCATCGCTAATCCAATCACGGATATCGTCCTCAGAGAAATCGTCCATGCGATCCTCTAAGTCAGTTACCCTATCGAGAAGAGAAGCAGTGTCGCTCTTCCTCTCTTCAAGCTTCTGAGCCAGTAGCTCAGCAAGCTTATTGAGTACCTGATCGATATCTAGATTATTGCTTTCGCTCATCTGAGTACCTTTCAATCGGTTGTTGTATTCAACCTTGGTAGATCTGTATCCCGTCCCCTACTGTTGTTTCGGAGTGTCGAGGTTGTCCAGACCATTTGCCCAACCAAGCTTGAATATAATTATACCAGTACATGTAAAAGATTATCTTTTATATAGTTCATTTATCTTTTATTACGAATAATGTGGATAAGTTTTTAGAGCTAGCCAGAATGAAATAACTGACTAGCTCACAGGAGTTGCATACTTGCAGTATGTATACGTGGGATTGAACCCTCTTGTTAAATCTTTTTTATATTTAATTATCGTATCTTATCCGTTGGCCTATCCTTTTCACGTGAAAAGAAAAGAGCAGGGAGGACAGGTCAGCCCTCTTCCTCCTCTTCCCCTCTTCCCTTTTTGAGTCCCAGCCTATTCCCAAAATCCGAAATGTTTTTTTAAGACCCCCCGCCCCCCTTTTTAGGCCCCGTAGTTTTGTGGCGACAGTCCTATAGTCTGTTTTACAAATACAGAGAGTATGATAATGTTACGGAATGAATAAACCATCAGCTGAAGAATTAAAGCTGTTGCTCCGTGAACAGGAATTAAAATTACAAGCAGCAGCTCAAGATAACTTTTTAAATTTTGTTAGGGTAATGTGGCCAGATTTTGTCAAAGGCCCCCACCACTCAAAAACGGCCGCCAAGCTTCAAGAACTAGCGGACGGTAAAATAAAAAGATTAATTGTAAATATGCCACCAAGACATACAAAGTCAGAGTTTGCATCATTCTTGTTTCCTGCTTTCATGATGGGAATGAATCCTAAATTAAAAATTATACAAACAACACACACCGCGGAACTCGCTTACCGGTTCGGTCGTAAGGTTAGAAACTTAATGGGAACTGGAGAATATAAAAATGTTTTTGAAAGTGTAAACTTAAGTGCAGACAGTAAAGCAGCGGGACGTTGGGAAACAAACTATGGTGGAGAATATTTTGCTGCGGGTGTTGGTGGTGCAATCACGGGCCGTGGTGCGGATCTCTTGATTATTGATGATCCACACTCGGAACAAGATGCGCTGTCCGAGACAGCTATGGACAGTGCGTATGAGTGGTATACCTCTGGTCCTAGACAACGTTTACAGCCAGGAGGTAGAATTCTTATTGTTATGACACGTTGGTCTACTAAAGATTTGACTGGTCAGCTGATGAAAGCACAAACAGAACCAAAAGCAGATCAATGGGAAGTTGTAGAGTTCCCTGCTATTTTACCAAGCAATCAGCCAATCTGGCCACAGTATTGGAAATTAGAAGAATTGGAAAGTGTTAAAGCTTCTTTGACAGAACAAAAATGGCAAGCACAATGGCAACAGAATCCTGTTTCAGAAGAAGGTTCCATTATCAAAAGAGAATGGTGGAAGATTTGGGAAGAAGAGGACCCGCCTGAAATGGTACACATCATACAAAGTTATGATACCGCCTACAGCAAAAAAGAGACCGCCGACTTTTCAGCAATATCAACCTGGGGAATATTTTATCCAAAAAATTCTTATAAGCCTAGTGCAATACTAATGGATTGTAAAAAAGGCAGATGGGATTTTCCTGAATTAAAAAAAACAGCGATGGAAGAATATAAATATTGGGACCCTGAAACAGTTTTGATTGAAGCAAAAGCAAGTGGTATGCCACTAACAGATGAGCTACGTTCAATGGGAATTCCAGTTGTTAACTTTACACCGAGCCGAGGAAATGATAAACACGTTAGAGTCAATTCTGTTGCACCTTTATTTGAAGCTGGCATGGTATGGCGTCCAGATGAAAGATGGGCAGAGGAGATGGTGGAGGAGTGTGCGGCTTTTCCATTTGGGGAACATGATGATTTAGTAGACAGCATGACCCAAGCTATGTTAAGGTTCCGCCAAGGTAATTTTGTGGTGCATCCAGAAGATTATGAACCGGAGCAATTAGCAATAGGAATGCAACGAAATTATTATTAGGAGGCCATATGGCAGAAAAAGGATCATCAAGAGTAGCTCAACTTTTAGATTTATTGAGTGATGCTATCTCAGGCGACGATGATGATAAAATTATAGAAATTGAATCAGAATTATTTAGTATTAATCCAACGCTCGTTGAATCGCGAAAAGGGAAACGTGGTGGATTAATCACGCCTCGTGGATTTAAAAGAATAAAAAAAGGCAAACGAACTAAAACAAGGATTACATAATGGCTGTTGATAAAAAAGTACAACCAATACCAAACTTTAGAGAAGTTGATGGACCGCGCGACGCAGACACAGAAGTTTTTATTGAGCAAGCTAGACAAGATCCTGATATTGATATTATTCAAGAAGAAGACGGCGGCGCTACTATTGATTTTGACCCAAATAAGGCAGGATCAACAGGAGATTTTTACGAAAACTTGGCAGACATTCTCTCGGATGACGATTTAACCTCTATATCTACCGACTTAGTTGGTGATTTTAAGATGGATCGCGATTCACGGTCCGAGTGGGAAGACGCTTATACAAAGGGATTAGACCTTTTAGGCTTTAAATACGATGAGAGATCACAGCCTTTTCAAGGCGCAAGCGGTGTAACACACCCATTATTAGCGGAATCTGTCACACAATTTCAAGCGCAAGCGTTTAAAGAATTATTACCTCCATCAGGACCAGTAAAAACGTCAATTTTAGGGGTAGAAACACCAGAAGTTATCGCGCAAGCGGACAGAGTACAAGATTTTATGAATTATCAGATCACTACAGTCATGGAAGACTACACTCCAGACATGGATCAGTTGTTATTTCACCTACCTTTAGCAGGATCTGCTTTTAAAAAGGTGTATTATGACGGCGGTAAGGCAAAATGTGTGTCAAAATTCGTTCCAAGTGAGGATTTAGTCGTTAATTACATGGCAACAGATCTAGAAACAGCGGAAAGAGTAGGTCAAATTGTTAAAATGAACCGAAATGAGCTTAGAAAACTACAAAATGCAGGGTTTTATAGAGATATTGAGGTGGAAGAGAGCGATGAAGAGAGTAGAATACAGGCAAAATATGACAGAATAGAGGGTGTAGAGAAGACAGATTATGCAGATAATGCATATACTTTGTATGAAATACATTGCAATTTAGACATACCAGGGTTCGAAGATAAAGACGCCAAAACTGGTGAAGAAACAGGTATAGAGCTCCCATACGTTGTTACAATCGATGAAGGCTCAGGAAAAATATTATCAATCTACAGAAACTACAAAGAGGAAGACCCTCTTAAAAAGAAAATACAATATTTCGTTCACTACAAGTTCCTTCCTGGTCTTGGCTTTTATGGTTTTGGTCTTATCCATATGTTGGGGGGCCTCTCACGAACGGCTACTGCCACGCTCCGTCAACTTATTGATGCGGGAACATTATCAAACTTGCCAGCAGGCTTTAAGGCAAGAGGATTACGTATCAGAGATGACGACAGTCCTTTACAGCCAGGAGAATTTAGAGATGTGGATGCACCGGGTGGAGACTTGCGCCAAGGATTATTACCTTTACCTTATAAAGGACCCGACCAAGTATTATTCCAGCTCTTAGGTTTTTGTGTAGACGCGGGTAAGCGTTTCGCTGCCGTGGCTGACATGAAGATTGCAGAAACAAATACGAATGCTCCAGTTGGTACAACTTTAGCAATGATGGAACAAGGCGCAAAAGTTATGAGCGCTATTCACAAGAGATTACACTACGCACAAAAAATAGAATTTAAATTATTAGCTAGAGTTTTCAGTACAAGCCTGCCACCTGAATATCCTTATCAAGTTGTTGGTGGAAACCAGACAGTTAAACAAACAGATTTTGACGACAGAATAGATGTCGTTCCTGTATCTGATCCAAATATGTTTTCGATGTCACAAAGAGTGGCAATGGCACAGTTACAATTACAACTAGCTCAGAGTAATCCTGAGCAGCATAATTTGCAAGAAGCGTACCGCCGTATGTATCTTGCATTGGGAGTGGATAATATTGAGGCGCTTCTTCCTCCCCCGCCTCAACCACAACCAACAGATCCAGGACTCGAGAATTCTATTTCATTGTTAGGGAAACCTCTTAAAGCATTCGAGGGTCAAGATCACCAAGCTCATATTGATGCTCATCGTGCTTTCATGTCAAGCATGTTAGTTAAAAGTAATTTACCTGTAATGAGTATTTTACAAGCTCATATTTCAGAACATATTTCACTAATGGCAAGACAAGCAGTAATGGAACAAATGGCTTCTCAGATGCAACAGATGCAACAAGATCCTCAAGCACAGCAACAGATGCAGATGCAGATGGAAGCTGCTATTGCAAAACAAATTGCTGAGATGACAAATAACATGGTTGCCGAAGAACAAGAAATGATGGAAGGCATGGGTGAAGACAGTCTTGTCGAGTTACGTAAAAAAGAATTAGATCTTCAAGCAGCAGAAATAAGACGAAAAGAAAAATCAGATGAAAATCAGATGGCTTTAGATTTATTAAAAGTAAAACAAAAAGAAAAGCTACAGGATGAAAAGATTGACTCTACTGAGGATATTGCTCAGCTTAGAGCCGCTGTAACTTTGGAGAAAATGAATGCCGCAAGACGATCTTAAAATCAGTAAACATACTGGTTATGATATTTATAGAAGTGTTCGCGACCGTATAAATACGGAAAATTTAGATGCTGTTGAATTTGCTACATCTTTAATAAATGTTGCTAAAATCCTGCTTCATGAAGAAATGCCAGCAGATCAAGCAGAAATATTATTTGATTTAATAAATAAATCTTTTTTAATTGAAAAAAATAATGTAACGTATCATTGATGAAAAAAAGATTAAAACCAGTACCTAAATCTAATAAAGGACTTAAAAAACTACCTACACCCGTTCGTAATAAAATGGGCTTTATGAAAAAAGGTGGTATAGCTAAGGCTAAAAAGAGAGGATAACATGAAATTTAAAAATGCAAAAATGACGAAAGTTCCTCAGAAAAACCCCTTTCCAAATACTAAAGTAGCTTCAACAGCAGAACAAGTTTTTCCTGCTTTTGTTGTTAAAAATAACAAAGGAAGCGGGCCTCAAGGACAAACAAGTAGAATGCAAATTAAAAAAGTAGCTTTCAAAGGTGTAAAATAGTATACTTCGCTACTTTAACAAAGGAGGTTCTATGAACTTACTAAAAGATCTATGGTCACACATTAAAGAGTGGTCAGAGTGGAAAATGAAAGACTGGATTAAAGCCGCTATTGTAGCGATCATTGTTCTCTGGATAATTAGCTGGATGACAGGCGGAGCAGCATAGTGCTTAATTTAATCGGTGGCTTACTTGGTGGTGGAAAAGGTGGAGCCTTAGCTACTATTTCAAAAGTTGTCGATGAACTTCATACATCAGAGGAAGAGAAATTAGATAAAAAAATTCTAATGCAACGCTTACAACAAAAGCTTGCAGAAAAACAATTAGATGTTAATGCAAAGGAAGCCAGCCATCGCAGCGTATTCGTTGCTGGCTGGCGACCTGCAATAGGATGGTGCGGAGCCCTGGCGCTGTTCTTCGCCTTTATCCTGTCTCCCTGTATTGATTGGTATGCAAAATTTTCAGGTATGGATATTGTCCCACCTGCCATAGAAACTGGACCCCTTCTAGCAATTGTCACTTCAATGCTCGGCGTATCGGGCCTCAGAACTTTCGAAAAGGCAAAAGGTTTAACTAAATAAAAAGGAGAAGACTATGGAAAAACATACACACGAAGAACATATTGTAGGTAAAAGCGGTGACTATACAGCTAAGGGTAACATAGGCGATACTTGGGAAAAAAGTGCATACACTGGAGGTGTATCTGTAAAAGGACATGCGACTCTTGTAGATGACACACCCGATGGCAGCTACGACGTAAAAATAAAAACAAACTGTGATGACTATAATCACACTTACACTGTTAACAAAGGTGATGACTTTGATTTTAAAAAAGTTACAACAAATTTTTTTGATGAAACTGATATTAAAATAACTGTGACAGGTAATGATGGTCAAACAGGGACTTTTAAATTAGTCATAGATTATAGCACTTGTTAATGACATACGACGAATTAGCTGGTTCCGTAAAATTATCCGAAGGCTTCAGAGATCACGTATACATAGACACCGAAGGATTTCGCACGATTGGCTGGGGTCATAAAGTAGTACACGAAGATAATTTTGAAGACGGTAAAACATATACCAAAGAAGAACTACAAGAAGTATTTGATAAAGATTTAAACACTGCAATAGGTAAAGCTAGAACACTTATGGAAGAACATGGTGTAACTGATTTACCTACAACAGCGCAGCATACCATTACCGAAATGGTATTTCAGCTTGGCCCTACAGGCGTGTCCAAGTTCCGTAACATGTGGAAATGCCTGCAGGAAAGCAATTTTATTGGCGCGAGTTACGAGATGCTCGACTCGAAATGGAATAAACAAACTCCAAATCGCTGTAAAAAATTAGCTGACCAAATGAAATCATGCGAATAGAAAACTTTTTTACATATTATAAAAATCAATTAATATCTAGACAACAGCAAGTAGAAGAGGCTATACTAGGTGGATTGTGCAAAAGTTGGGAAGATTATAGATATCTTACTGGTAAACTTGATGCACTTAAACAAGAAGAACAGGAACTCACGGACCTGCTAAAGAAAACGGAGCTAGATGATGACTAAACCTAAATTAATTGTCCCTAAACATGTATGGGATGGTAAACAAGCAGAACAAAAAAAACAAGAATTAGAAAAGATACCTGAACCGACAGGATTTAGAATAGTTTTATTTCCTTTAAAATTAGAAAATAAAACAGCAGGAGGCATTCATTTAACAGATGAAACTGTTTCCGAATCACAATTAACAACAAACATATGTAAAGTATTAAAGATAGGACCGAGTGCTTATAAAGATAAAGAAAGATACCCCGATGGTCCGTGGTGCAAGAAAGATGACTGGATACTTATAACCCGTTATGCAGGTTCTCGCATCAAGATAGATGGCGGAGAACTTCGTATTATCAACGATGACGAAGTCCTGGCAGTTGTCGATGATCCGAGAGATATATTGCCAGCTAACATTTTATAAACATGGAGAAGTCTATGCAACCGCAGTCGTTGTCTGATCAAGACAGAATGGTCCCTATTGATACCTCTGGTGAGGGCGTTGAGATAGAGTTAGAAAATAAAGAAGAACAAAAACAAGAGCCTGAAGTTAAAGTTGAAGAAACAGAAGCTCCTGTAAAAGAAGAAGTCAAAGATGAGCCTAAAGCAAAAGAGGAAGAGCTTGAGGAGTATTCTCAATCTGTGAAAAGACGTATTGATAAACTTACACGTAAAATGCGTGAAGCTGAAAGACGTGAACAAGCAGCAATTGAATACGCTAAAAAAGTTCAAGAAGATATAAAAAATATTGAGACAAAGAAAAAAGAAGCAGATACAAGTTATGTTGCGGACATATCAAATCGTGTAACTGCTCAAATTGATTCTGCTCAATCTAATTTAAAGAATGCTATCGCTGCAGGTGATGTTGATCAACAAGTAGCTTATCAAAGAGAGATAGCGTCATTAACAGCAGAAGAAGATAGAGTTAAAAGAGAAAAAGCAAGATTAGAAAAATTAGCAGAGCAAAAAGAAACACCTGTTAATATTCCTCAACAACCGCAAGCTCAAAAAGCTCCTCCTCCACCAAGTCCAAAGGCAACTGCCTGGGCAGATAAAAATTCTTGGTTCGGTGAAGATGAAGTAATGACCTATGCTGCATATGGAATTCATCAAAAACTTTTAGGAGAAGAAGGTTATGATGCGAATTCTGATGAATATTACGAAGAAATAGATAAAAGGATAAAAAAAGAGTTTCCTCATAAGTTCAAAGATGATACTACTGAGGTACAAGCAAGCACCAGACAACCAGTCCAAACTGTTGCTTCTGCTACTCGTACGACAAAAACTGGACGCCGCACTGTGAAACTCACACCCTCACAGGTAGCTATCGCAAAAAAACTTGGTGTGCCACTTGAAGAGTAC